CATTGGCGGCATAGTTAGTAAAATCGGCAATAGCGATCTTACTCGCTGTAACCTGATTGGCACCGATCTGAGCCGCAAGGATCGTACCAGCGGTGATCTTCTGACCATTGACCGATCCGTCAATGATCTGTGAACCAGCGAGGTATGCCGCCTGACTGACCCACGCCGAGCCATTGAAGACCCGAGTCTCGCTGTACACGGGGCTTGCACGGTACAGGGTCACAGTGTCGCCACGTAGAGGCGAGCCACCCCCTACACCCGAGATAGCCGCAGCAGCCTCAGTATCGCTCCAAGAGCCGCCTGTGATGGCACGGCTGACCGTCAGTGTACCACGAGTACCTGTCTGTCCGGTTTGCCCTGTAACGGCCTTGGCGACGCTGAAACGACGTGTCAGCGGCTGGGCGTTAGCCTTGGTTGCCGTGATGTCGATGTATCCGTTAGCCTTCGGAGCAGCAACAACACGCAGGTAATTGCTGTCGAGCGACCCCAACCCGTTGTTACGGTAACGATCTGGTGTGGCCTTGAACGGATTGGTTGCATCACTGATGTCAGTGGTCGTGATCCGCATCACACGAACCGTGATAGTCTGACCCGTAGCCGATACCAAACGCACATACGGGCGGAAGTACATGCTGGTAATGTCCATTGTGACATAACCAGCAGTAGCCGTAGCTGCGAATAGTGCAGTATCAGTGTATGTTAGACCAATGTCAGCTTCAGTGAGAACACGGAGCTTGCTATCAACATATGCCCCTCCGGTGTAGTCACCGAGTAGCTTACCCATCTGAATTTGGATATTGTTGCTACCACCACCGTTAGTTCCAGTAACGGACAACACACGGTATTCTACTTCTACCTTGAGCTTTAGAGCAGGCACACCTCCATTGATCGGGGTGTACACCACATGATCGTTCAGGGCAGCGTTTGTGGAAGTAAGGTCATAAACGGGTCCATAGCCTGCCTCAGTTGCGTTCGACGCACGGCTCTGACCCGGCATCTGAGTCGGCTTTGTGTTGCGGCTGGCAGTGAAGAAATAAGGATCAGTACCGACACCGACACGATCTGACGTGTCGTTGACATCGCGATAAGCAAGGTTGCCGGTGAGGGCTGTAACAGCATACGACCAAGTGGCGCTTGTATCTACACCACCTTCGATGATCGGGAAGGTAGTTTCTGCGCCTGCGTAGGAGGTGACTACTCCCGACGAATCTGCCGGGAGTAGTACCGAGTTTGCACTTAGCTGAGCGGACAGACCATCGTTTACATCAATGATGGAAATCTGGCCAGTCGAAATAACCGTCACTTAGTAACCCTTACTGATTCACCTCCACCAAGATCACGCCCTTAGCGTCAATGTCGTCACCGGTCACGGTGATCTTGGAGTCCGTGTCAGGACCGCTGGTCCCGTTCGTTACACGTAGCGGGGTAATGACAAACATCGACCCATTCAAGTATTTGTTTGCGGTTAGAGTCGCAAAGCTATTCTTGAGCCAAGGGTTAGTGCTTGGCGCACGAACCGTAACCACGTTACCCGAGACAGATGCGACCTCGAAGTATTCCGCAGTACCACTCAACACTGCCTTGATGATGTCACCCGCAGCGAAGGTGATCGCAGCACCCGAGAACGTGAACGTCGTCGTCGTGTTGGCGGTGATCGTGCGTCCACCAGAAACAGCGGTACGAGTCGTGTCCACAAATCCGCCACGGTTTCCGTCACGGTCGTAGAACATCCAGCGGAAGGTCATACCCGTTGTGTTGTTGCGCTTCTCAGCACCGTAGTACACAGTCGGATAAACGTCGGTAGTTCCGACACCGTTCTGGAGCTTATCACCCGCAGTCGAAATCAGACGGCACTCGTAAGGATCGGATACGTCACGGAGCGTGAAGAACGTCTGATAGATCGTTCCGTCCGAATCCTTGACCTCGACCTTGAACACGCCCATGTCCACGACCGCATTGGCATGAACAATGATACCCTTTGAGTCCGTCCATGCCGTATCAGGTACGTTCGAGGTTGTGATAGCAGCACCATTGTACTGGCCCACAGCACCCGCAGCGTTGGCAGCGACCTGTGCTGTAGTCAACAGACCGTAGTTACTCTGAACGTTTGGCAAGTTACCATCTACGATGTCACCTGTACCGTGTGGACTCTGATACCATCGGTAAGTAACACCTGTGTCATCGACACCGGCAGCACGAACCAGATCGGCATAAACACGAACCGTGTTCTTACCAACATCAGGCTCAAGTGTATCACCATCAACAGTACGGATGTTGATGTACACAGCGTTCGTACCAGTACGAACCTGCGTCAGAGTGATCGATGCCAGCACCTTGCTGACCAAACCAGTTACAGGGTCAGTATAATCACCCTCGAAGTAGATAATCTCAGGAGGGTTACCAACCTTCAAGTTAGCCTTGACCAGCAACGTCGACAGAGTGCTGCTGTGATTGACAGTCAACGTACCGCCAGACTCGAAGTCGCTCGTCGGAGCCGTACCCGTAGTCAGCGCCGTACCACCCGGTGTGGTAGTCCACTTACGGTTCGTAAGCTGACCGGTAATATCTTCTGGCGAACCCGCACGAGAAGCGTACACCATCGCACGAAGTTCTAGACCAAGGTTACCATTAACCGTAGTCCAGTTAGGGACAAACGTTACCGACGATTCGTCCTTGGTGTAAATCTGTTGAACACCGGGGTTGGCCTGAACGTATGCCGTAATCTGACGGGCATCGTTGTTGTCAACGATGGTAATCTGCCCGGTACTAAGAATTGCCATGTGCCTGAATCTCCTGAGCGCGCTGTACTAAAATCAGTTGATGATGTCCACGAAAAATGTTGCCTGAGATTGAACCGCATCGATGTCAATCGAAATCTGTTTGTATCCAGTCTTGTACTTCTCGTTCCAAGTAGCATCATCGTTCGGTGCTTCACGAGGAACCACCGAGATACGACGCCAACGGAACCAGTTTTCCGATGCACTATCAGTAACTTCGGCCCCGTTCTTGAACAGACGAGCCTTCAACACTGTGGTCTTATGCTGACCAACACGGAAGACTGTTCCGTTACTGGACTCGATCTCAACGTTGAAAGTCAGTCCATCCGAAAGATAGACAACCCAGTCAAGCGGAGAACCGGTTAGAACATACGAGCGGGTATCCGTCGAGTTCTTGTACACCGCGTTCTGCTTCCACTTGTCACCAAGCTGAGCCTGACTAGGGGGCGAGGGAAACTCACCCACATAGTTCAGGGATGGGACCAGAGAGTTCTGAGCAATAGTCGACAGCTTGATTGTGTTACCATTTACAAGCGTAGTCGCATCTGGTGTGATAAAGCCGTCCAATCCAAAGATCAGCTTGTCGTTGATGTCAACGATGTTACCGGGGATACGAACGTTCTTCTCGAACAAGTCGCTGGTGATCGTTTCAGGAACTAGGTTCTCGCCCGAGATCGTGTTCTCTTCGATCTGCGATCCCGACAGCTTGCCCTCAAGGTCGTCAACGTCCACGACGTTACCGACCCACTTGCCATCCTGATAGCGGTAGAAGCGGCGCTCACCAGTGTGCCACACGATCTTAGGACCAGTGTACCCCGTCGCGCTCGGCAGAACCGAGACATCCTTCACCAGATTCAGGCCCGGTGTCAGGTCACCAATGTCAACAGTTGTAGTCGTTGCCGACACACCAGCACTGAACGGACTCTTGTTGCCCGACGTATCCACTGCACGGAGGAAGTGCCACTGGGTTGTACCGCGTGGCATACTACCACGAGTGTACGTTCCCTTCGCAGCCGGAGTCACCTTCTGGGTCGCAATCAGAACCGCCTTCGTAGCATCGTTGGTTGCCCCGGCCCAAATCTCCATGACATCAAGGTCATTATCGGTCGGGTTATTCCACGTCAGGAAGAACGTCTCGAACGCAGCCGACACCGCCAGCCCAGTAGGAGCCGGTGGAGCAACACTGTCTTTTGCTGTCGTGACAATCTTCTCGGCAGTATAGACACCGCGATTACCCAGACGGTCGTAAGCACGAACCTTGATACGGAACTCACGCCCACGCGGCAGGGCTGCGATCTTGTAGTTGGCAGTCGTAGTCGGGTAATCGAAATACTGCCCTGTGCCTTCACGGATAGCAAAGTCGTACCCGGCTAGGTCACTGTCACTAGGTCCGGTCCACGAAGCAAGGATAGTCGAGCCATAGTCGTCTAGGTTGGTTGTGACATTGAGGTTGGTAACAAGGCCCGGTCCCTGAGTATCAACAAGCTGCTCCGGTGTCGGCGGCACGTAGATCGTACCATCCGGGTTCTTGATGTTGTTACCAATCGTACCACCATCGGTCGCTCCCGGCTCCGCTGGCATCAGGTCTTCAACAGTGTCACCATTCCCGTACTTGATCTGACCGGCTTCGGTGACAAAGTTCGACTCGTCGTACCACTGGCCCTTCGACCAGATGTAGGTCATGTTAGGGTTCTGATCGGTCGTCGTGTACTTGTCGCCCTCACGGCTTCCTGTCACCGGACGGTCCATCAACTTGCCACGAGTGTGTACCGGAGCGTAGTCTTCGGCGGTGTCGCTTAGTTCGTAGGTTCCGATCAACGGCTGCGACACCCCACCACGACGATCAATCGTTGTGATGCGGAAGGTATAGACACCGTTCTGTGGCTGCTGTAGCTCGACGTAGCTGTCCTGCGTCTTCTCAGTCAGCGTCACCCACGGACCACTGTTCAGGTTGTACTCGACCTTGAAGCCATCGATCCAGATGGAGCCGGGGCGCACCCAGTTGACCGTAAACACACGCTTGGTCTGGAACTCGGCCTGATACGTGCGTACCGAGAACATCCCCGACTCAGGGACAAGCGGCGGCAGGATGATCTTGTTCGGACGCTGTGCAAGGATGTCATCCTCGTTTACGTTGTCGCTCTCGTCCCACTTCTTTGTATAGATTTCGATAGCGGTGATCGTCACCAACTCTTCGTCATCATTCGGCTCGACATCCAGCACACGGTACTGGATCGGAAGCGTAGGCAGGCCGACAGCTTCAAGCGCAATCTGTGCGTTGACCGGAGTGTCAGCCGGAAGCTCGCTGTCAATCAACAGCGACTTGACATCACCACGCTGACCCGCCGTGTTGGTGATCGTGCGGCTGATCGTGATGGTTGGCTTGCGCCACTCAGGACTACCCGGCTGGGTAGCTGTGTTCGGGTTGTAGGCTGGGTTCGGTACGGTCACGTGGACCTTGTAGGCCACACCGACTTCAAGGCGCATGGAGTCGCGCACGGTCAACGTCGTGCCACTGCGGCCAACGAGACGCCCGGTTGTGCGCGTGCTGGTATCGCTGGCAAGGTCGCCGTCAGCTACAAGGATAACGCTGAAAGGCTGAACCAGATTACCCTGACGGTTTGTGACAAAGGATACCTGACGTGTCTCGTTCAGCGATGTAAGCTGACGAATCTTGACACGACGCAGAGCTTCCTGCCGGTTGGTGCAACCAACCAGAGCGATGCTGGCAGCACGACGACCGTAGTTGTCGATGTGCGGCTGATCGAAGACACGAACACGGTCCTCTTCGTAGTTGCGTTCCTCGTTACGGAACACACCGATCATGTCGTTCAGGCGGGTGTCGATGTCCGTGTGTGAGTAGCTGAACTCACCGACAATCGATTCCTTGGTAAACAAGGCAGTCGCGTTCTCTGGCTTCTCCACCACGAGACGCCAGTTGCCGTCACCTTCATCCCACGCATACGACCCCACGGCACCAGCCGTGTACTGCATCAGGTCGTTGACTGACATCGCACTGTCGAGCAAGTAGTTCATGGTATAGCGAGGGTGTGTTCCTCCCTTACCATCTGGTACTCGCTGCGCGTACCACTTGGATGCGTCAAGCGCATCCCACTTGTTCATAGTCGAGCCGGGGACTAGGGCAGAGATTCCTGACAGTTCGTCTTCGATCAAGTCCTTCATCTGGAACGCAGGGCATTGCGTCCACTTGATTTCCTCAGTCGCACCGTCCCATGTGTTGCCACTGTAGGTACGAGCCTCCGAGTCCCACACGCTTGCAGGCGGGACACGAATCTCCGACAGATCGAATACACCTGTAATCGTCGGGATGCCAGTTAGCTGATCGGACGCCTTGCCGTTGATCTGTAGGTAGGCCAGACCACGCCATTCCTCACGGTCGCCAATCGGTGCCATACTGACACCGGCCACCGACTCCCAGACAATAGCACGCGACTCTTGATCCTGATCGTTCGTATAGCTGTCACGCTCACGCAGACGGATACGAACCTGCCACGTCTTGTTCGCATACGCTCCTGCATTTGGAACAGCGACACGTAGCTCCTTGACGTAGGGCTGCGAAGTCTTTCCGGTGATCGAGAGGAAGCCCGGTGTCGGGTCAGCCCAAGTCGTGCTGTCAGCCCAGTTACTTGCTAGACCGTACAGCAGCACACCAGCCAAGCTATTGAGCTTGATGCCGTTGGGGTTGTACTTGGGCGCTGTCATGTTCCCCATCGGGTTGACCCACTGGTCTGAACCCGATGGCTGTAGCTCTACCTCAAGGGTAGCAGTCGCGTCATAGATACCCTTCTTGTCCTGACGGAATAGTCCGTTCACGACCAGACGGATGTCAATGTAATCCACACCAGCCTGACGTACAGTGCCGTAGCGCCAATCACCGGGATTAGCTGTGCCTGTACCTTGGTTGGGATTGTTGATCGGCAGGTTGACAGTGGACGCACCCGACGATCCACCAAGCTGAAGAGTGACCGGCTGAAGCACAGCCGGATCACCGTTGAACATGATCGCGTTGAAGTCTTTGAGGGTGGTGTTACCCGAACCATCCTCAATAGGAACGTCGTCAACCTTGAGGTTCTTCAGACCACCCGGAGCTAGTCCACGGATACGCCCGGTGCAAAGTCCAATGAGCGCCTCAAAGGTATCCGTCGAGCGAAGGTTGTCTGGTCGATTACGGAAGGTTCCCCCGCCGCCCTTCGCTCCGATCAAGTCGTTATTAACGCTCACTATCTTCCCGCATGTAGAACTTGCCACCCACTTCTGCGAAATCAGAGATCGGGACATAGTTCATTGCCACGCGGTTGTTCTCCGTGTCAATGTGAGAAATAGCGAACCCCATGTTCCACATCTCTCCATCACAGTATTCTGCGCCCAAGTGGTGGCCAGAACCTAGCTGCATCCACATGGACGGACCACGAAGGTGACTATAGAACGAGGTCGCTTCGAACTTGTGGTGGTGACCATTGAAGCCCGACAGACCTTTCTTGATTCCGCTCGGGAAGTGATCGACCAGAAGCGTGTTGAAATACACTTCGTAATTGCGAGCGATCTGCTTGTTCATATCGCCCTTGGTCCACACACCAAGATCACCGCGAGCCACGTAGCGGACCTCGTACTTGTCCAGTCCCAGCAAGCCGCCAACAGTCATGCTGTGGAGGTCGCTCAGGACAGCACGCAGAGCCGGGGTCGCTTCTGCCAAGTGGCGAAGCAAACGGTATTCGTGGTTGCCTTCGATCAAGTCCATCTGGGCATCCGGGCAGACTTCACGCAGCGGAGCCAGTACGTTGTTGTGGACGAATTGCATACGACCGACGACATCCCACGAGCGGGGGTCGACCGGGTACTTGCCGAACTCAGGGAGATCGAACAGGTCACCACCCAGCACGATGATGTCGGGCTGTAGGCGGGCAGCGGTGTCGATGAACACACGAAGCCAGAAGCGGTCCACTTCCTTGTCGTGGATGTCGGTTGCAACCATCACGGTCTGGAAACGCTTACCCGTAGGCTTCTCGTACTTGTTGCCGTAATCAGCCCGGTCGATATTCAGCTTTCGCATATCGTCTAGGCTGGTGAACTTGGCGACCTGTCCCTGAAGCTGGGACTGGTGACGGGTCAGCATGATGCCAGCCTGTCGCTTGAACTCAGTGAAGTTGCCGAACAGGGAGTCGATTTCCCATGTCGAAAACTTGCCTTGGTCGCGGTACGTGGATCGACTTACGTTGCCATGATCCGTGAGTGCCGCCAAACGCTGAATGTCAGCGACCGCCTGTTCCTTGGTAGTGGTCATCGGTGATCCTTTAGATTGAAGCCGGGAACGATCCGAAGACCATATCCTGTGAGTTTACCTGCAACGACATATACTGGCCACTGACGGGGAAGCGTCCGTAGCCCTTGGGGATCAGGGTTCCGATGGCGGTCGTGTTGCCCTTGGAACCTAGATACTTGGAAGGATCAGGGTCGTCGCTCGCGCTGACGCTCGGAGCCTTCATGAACATCGACATCACACCGCCGATGACCATACCGATACCTGCCGCCATAAGCGCAGCGGCAACTGTACCACCTGTCAGGAAGGACGCACCGATCAGTGCGGCTCCAATCAGGATTTGACCAAAGCTACCACCACCTCCGAACATTGCCGGGATCAGGTGGATTTCAGTAACATCCGTTTTCTGAAAGAGGCTATCAGCTTCCTCGAAGTCGATCACTGTGATCGTTGGACGCTGAGTTAGTGGAATGTCCGACAGACCACACTGACGCGACCATCCCTCGATCACTTCCGCAACCGTGTCCGCGATGATCTCACACTCGCGGAACTGTTCTTTCAGGATACCGTGAAGGATTACTTTCACAGGTCTAGTTCCGCGATCAGTCCGTTAGCGACCTTGAAGCAACGCACGCCGTCAACACCAACGATGTAGTGTTCCAGCATCGGCCACTGAGAGAAGCCCGCAAAGTCAGACTGGCTCAGGTTCGCTACGTCGTTAGGATGCGTGTGCCACGTGCCACGCAGAGCATCCTCGTGCTGAAGCATGAGCTTGGCGGGAATGATAAAGCCGTTGTGAGGATCGGTATGAGTGTTAGGCGTCTCAATGATCGAGCCGTCTTGGAGAACAAGGCCGCAATGCTCGACCGTATCCGCCTTGTCGTACTTACTCTGTAGGCTGGATACGATTTCGTTCATTCAGCAACTCCATGATACTGACATCCTGCTTCTGCTCGGTGACCAGAGGCACGTCCTTGTGACGTAGCACGTAGCAAATGCTCTTGCGCCAGAAGTCGCGTAGCGTTTCTTCGCTGCTCATGCTATAGATTTTGTGGTGTACGATCTTGTTACCACCGACATACACGGCCAGATGGTTAGCCTTGGCCGTGCCAATGGCCATGCACAGAAGGTCGCCGGGGTTCAGGTTCTTGAGCGTCCAGTCCTCGACCTTGAAGAAACCCTCATGCTCGTAGCTACCACCAATGATGTCGATGTCATCAGCGTTCCAGTCCTTGGGACGGGCGTAGTTCGTGAGCTTGATATTAAAATTTAAGTCGTACAGGTCACGAACCATCGAGAAGCAATCGGCTCGACTAAGCTCAAACTGGCGTCCAATGAGTTCGTCATACTGCATGACGATCCTGTGACTTAAAATTTAAGTGATTGCAAGGTCAGATTAGCCGAGGTCCACCCACGGGAAGGCCGGTGGCGTGTACTGGCGGAATGGGTAGCTCTGTGTTGTGGCTCCCGAGTGGGTCGAAAGAAGCAGGCTGATCTTGGTGCGAGTGTAGTTTTCCACACGCTTCACACGGAAGTGACTGGTTTCCTTCTCGTCAATCTGACCAGTAAGGTTCTTCAGTAGTACCTTGTGGCGAATGATGCGGGCACCATCCAGATAGCCTTCGTGGATCAGACCCTTGAACGGCAACAGGTCCAAGTCCTCCTGCCCGATAGTCATACGGGGCGTGGGCGTGCTGGTGTCAGCAGACTGCTTCTCGCCCGTGATCTTGATCGGGATACCCTCGTAGAGCTTCCCTAGGTAGGTGTACTCCATATCTCCTTTGAGATAGATCACACCACCGGACACAGGCAGAATTTGATACAGCGATACCTTGCCGTCCGCGATCAGCTTGTGAGCGTCTTCGACGTGACTCTTGGGAATAAAGACCATTAGTAAGCCGGGTTGTAGTGGATCAGGCTGACCTCGAATGGTTCTGTCTTACCATTCGAATCAGGGAGAGCCTTGGGGGGATTGACCGGAGCCGCGAAGCGACACAGGATGCTGCCTAGATACTCGTGGTTGACGGCGAACACGTCCCACATCTGGTTCGCTCGGTAGAAGTCGAGCAGACGACCGATGTTGTACTTCGGGTTGGTCGTCACGTCCAGTGTCGCACCGCTCTGATACCACTTCATACCCGTCAGGGTTGCCGTGAACTTGCGACGATACGGTACATTAGGACGAGCCGTAAATTCCCAACCATTGAAGTTGACAGGCGAGCCGGTGTCAGGAGCCATTTCGACAAGCACGCGACTACGATCAGCAAAGTCAAACGTACCCGACACTCTTACATTCCTCCCTGTGCGATCTTGCGAACAAGCTGCTTCGTGATGCCGCCCTGCAACATATCGTCGGTAATTGCAATCACCATGTCCTTCGGACCCGGTACAGGCTTGTCCTCGGGCTTCACGACATAGAGGTTCATTTCCTGACGTGACTGCTGCGGGATGATGGTTGCTCCACCGATCTTGCCCATAGCCTTTGCACCATGACGATTAAGCGCCTCGACGTTCTCCAGACCAAGGCTGTCCACTGCCGACTTACGCAGCATGAACTCGCCACGTGCGCCAAGGATAGGAACCGTGTCCTTGTTGAACACGCCCTGCGAGATATACCCAGTTGATCCGCCACCAAGCAGCTTCTTAGGCTGAAGCTCACCCCCATTCAGCTTTCCGGGGGCTTTCTTTGCGATCCCTACGCCACCCGGAGTATCGACAAGCTCAACACCGATCAGGCTCAAGAACCACTTGATGGCCGCAAGCGCGAGAGCCTTGGCGATAAGCTGAACCACGAACTGTCCGACAGCACTGATGATGCTGGTCAGCACACCCTTGATGCTCGCCGAACCCTGCATGATCTGCGTGAAAACGCTGGTCAACGTGCTGGTCATCATGTCGAGCGCAGGCCCGACGTTGTTCTCCATGATGTCGGTCCAGCTTTGCATCACGCCGCTGTTATCAGCCCACGCAGCCGCAGCGTTCTTCAGACGGTCCTCAAGCGGAAGCTGAGTGTACGTCGAAGTACGGTCATTGATCGACTGCTGAAGTTCTTCGGTGACACGCATTGCGTCAGCCAGCCCGAGCATTGCATCCTTGTATGCTTCCAGCTTTGCGGTCTTGTCCTCGCCGTCTGGCAGGGCGTCGATCTGCGTCTTGAAGGAACCAAGCGAAATGGAATTACGTGCGTTCGCCATCGTCTGATTGTCGACGTTGGCACGGTCCGCATTAAGCTGTGCAGCCTCAGCCTGCTGCTGAAGATAGTAAGAAGTACCAGCGCCAATGTGGCCTTTGTTGAGTCGCGATCCAGCACGTGCAAGATTGTTCTGAGCAGCACGAACAGGTGCCTCAGCCTCGTAGGTAGCGTTCTTTAGATTACGCTCTGTCTCGTTCTGAGCCGCCTGCAAGGTCTTGGTGATGTTGTCACCAATCTGACGATACAGATCAGCCGAGAACTTCTCAGTCTCTTCATCAATCTTGGCGATCAGGTCAGCACGACCAAGGTCACGAACCTGCAAGGCTTCTGCCGTCAGACCCGCAGTCGGGTGAGCCGTGTCATACTGCTTGATTGATTCAGCCTTGTACGCCTCAACCGCCGCAGCCAGATCACGTGTCAGATTAGCAGCCGTGTCTGTACCGGCCTTCGACTTCGAGATAACAGCCTGAATACTCGCACGAGTCTTGCCGACAGCCTGAGTCGCCTGTGCGTTACGCAACTCCTGTAGCGCCGTTGCCTGCTGCTTAGCACGCGAGTCTTCCTGCTTCTGGAAGCTGGATGTTTTTGGCTTCCAAGCAATATGCCAGTGAGTACCACCACCCGGATGTGCTTCGTTCAGACGCTCGGTCACCTCAAGACCAAGGCTCTCCACATACGAAACCATGTCATCAAGAGTCATTCCCTTGATGGGTGTCATGTCGATAGCGTGGCCATCACCGTGCTTGGACGTACCCGGCTTAGCTGCGAGTGCGCCTCGTCCTGCCTTGTAATCAGCATACAAACGCTTCTGCGTTTCTAGCGAACGTGGCTTCTCACTATAGACGTTAGCTCCCTTGAACTGGCGCTGGATTTCCGCCTTGACCTGAACACCGGTCAGGTTAAGTCCCTTGGTTGCATGTGGGGGACGTACCTTGGAATCGATCTCGGACTGTTCACGGGCCGAAGTCTTTAGTCGAGCAAGCTGTTCCTGTGCGCGAATGATGTCGTCGTTCAACGCACGGTATGCACCTGTACCCTCACGCAGCTTCTCAAGGTCAGCACGACCGCGAGCGATACCACGCTCTAGCGAAGCAATCGTTGGAGCGATCAGACTGTCATCACCCGACTGTGCCTTGGACAGTGCAGTATTGGTGCGACGAGTGTAGTTCAGGATTGAGCCGTTGCGGGCCACAGCTTCTGGACTCGAAGCAGCATCAGCAAACTCGATCTGCTGACCAGCGATGTTGATCTGAGAATCAAGCGAAGCAATCTTCTTCACCAAGATCAAACGTTCTTCGAGAAGATATAGGGTGTTCTTCAGCGCACCATTATTGGCGGCGTTCTCACGTGCAACGAAGTTACGAGCGGTCGTAACCACAGCGATGTCATTGGAGTTAAGCCCCTGATCGGCAATGCGAAGGGTCTGCTTTCCACCCAGCTTGACCAGTTCCTCAGTCGACTTCTGCTGAGTGTAGCTTCCCAAGACACCTCCGCGACCGGCGCTATCACGCAACTTCTGCTGCGTAGCATCACGCTCGATAGTCGCATTGGTCTTTAGGGTCTGGGCCTCTAGTCCCTGCTGCTTGAGAGCCTCCCCACGGTAGCGAAGCATCGCGTTCAACAGGTCATTGTACCCGCCTGCGCTCTTGCCTAGGTACTGATACAGGTTCTCGAATCGCTGAGCGAGTGTAACCGTCTCAGTCTGAAGCGCCGTCGAGCCGTCCTTCAGCGTACTTTGACGATCAATCAGGCTGCTGATGGCGGTATCGAGGTTGTTGACAGTAGTCTGCGACGACTGGAACGCACCTTCTGCGTCGCTTGTCTTTGTGCGTAGCTCGTCCAGCTTGTCGCTGCTGCTACCGAAAGCGGAAGCGAGTCCGAATACAAGTCCAATCAACGCACCGACAGGACCGCCGAGAGCGGTCATCGAACCGATTAGGCCACCAATGCCCGCGCTGGACAAAGCAAAGATCGCGTCATTAAGCAGCGGGATAGCCGAAGTCAGATTGGTGATCCAACTGATAGTATCAGTTACACCCTCAATCAGACTTGCCAGTACGCTTGTCAGTACCTTCAGACCATCAACAATAGGGCCAGCAAGTGCAGCCGCTACAACTCCAAGATCATTCTTTAGACGTGTGAACTGAGCCGACAAGCTATCCATCGACTTGGCTTGGGCTTCTGCTGCGGCACCACCACGGGCAATTGCCAAAGCAAGATCATCATAGACATCAATCTGTCCCTTGAACGCAAGGAAGGCCGACGCCGCACGAGTTTCGAAGCTGCTGTAAGCTGCCTCTGCGGTGAAGCCTGCATCAGCCAGAGTCTTAACGACAGTGGCAAAGCCCTTCGTCTTTACGTCAACATCGGCTACGGTCAAGCCGACATCCTTCAATGCCTTCTTGAAGTCCTCAGTCGGGGTCTTCATGTCAACGAGAAGCTGACGAAGGCCAGTACCGATAGTCGAACCCGAGCGAATACCAGCGTTAGCCATGCTCGCGGCAATGGCCGTCAACTCTTCGAAGCGAACTCCGCTCTCGTTAGCCGTAGCACCAGCATACTGAAGCGCCGCTCCCATCTGCTCAATCGACAGCTTCGACTTGTTAAGACCCGTAACAAGCGTATCTACGACGCGCTCGGACTCTCCGGCCTGTAGCTGGAAAGCTCCCAGTGCCGAAGTCAGAACCTCGACCGACTCGGTAGGACTGGACCCCGAAGCCGTCGACAGTGTAACCGCGCTGCTAAGCACCTTGCCGGTTTCTGCCGCCGAGTAACCAGCCTGAGCAATAACAGTCGCAGCCTTGGTGATTTCAAGAATCGAGAAGGTCGAGTTACGTCCAACCTCACCGATGTTCTTGGCAAGACTCTCCATCTGCTGATCCGTAGAACCAGAGATAGCCTGAAGCTGCTTCAGTGCGGCATCATATTCAACAACAAACTGTGTAGCCTGCTTCACCGCGTTGATGAAGGTATAGACCCCAGCCACAGCGAAAGACGCACCGGCGATGATACCAGCACGGCCTAGTCCGCTCATGAACTGACCAGAGAAACTCTGCTTGTTGGCTTTATCAATCTCAGCGTTGACCTGAGTGAGACGCTTGAAGTTCTCACCAAGCTGAGTG